TAACACTCACGAAGCCTTATTACTAGGTCCTTAAAGTCGGGCTCGGCATAGTTGCCTGGAAAGTTTCCGGCAAATCCCAAGTCCGCGCCTATCTTTGCGGGCCGCTCTTCTAAGATCCTAACCGACGTCCCAATTCCCTCTGCAAATTCCAGCTGTGCTCCCCAATCCGAATAGATCACCGGAGTCCCAGCCGCCATTGCCTCAATGAGAGGTATGTTCCAGCCTTCGCTTCGGGCACAAGTGATTAACACATCGCCAGACCTTATGTAGTCCACGTATTCTGCTCTACTTAAAAAGTGTTTTACTTTTATTCGATCGTCCTTTAATTCATAGTGCTCTAACCTTTCCTCAGTAGAGTTGAACCCATCGACCGAGAAGGGATTGTCTGCGCTTAGGATTAGTTCCACATTCTCGTTAGGGAATGCCTCTATAAAGGAACTTATTATTTCAGGAACGGCCTTACGATAGTCCCATCTACCAAAAAACATAAACCTAAAGGGATCGTTTTGAGAGACCACAAAGTCTTCAAAAAACTCGGAGTCCACTCCTTCGTTTACCACAAATACCCGATGGGCTGGATATCCCTGTTCGACTGCTATTCTTTTGTGCCAGTCAGTCGCGACCCACAAGTAATCAAACTTAAGGAGCTGCTTGAAAAAGTCTTCCTTTATCTTGGTGCTTTCCCAGATCGTGTATGCGATCGTGGTATCTGCTTCATGTTCCTCATAAAAGTAATAGTGTTCAGCATCCATCAAGACTATGTCAACATCCGCCTGAAAGTCAGACAGTTTTTTGTGCTTCCAGTCGAGGTTAGGAAATGCATGTGATAGTGGGTAATCAGAGCGAGTACTGTCTGTGTCACTTAAGGTTATTCGATCCAAGACGCTAAGGTCCGTTTCATTGATGTAATCTGGATTTGGGTCCCAAGTGTAGTTTCTGACCCTAAGATCGACGTGTTTTGAAAGCTCTCTAAAAAATGATCTTGCATGGGCGGCGTAGCCAGTCCTACCTAAGTAACAAGTATGGGCTCTTACTTTAATCATGAGTTTATATTTTATACAAATATAAAGCCCGATAGTTTTGTTAGGGTGTCCTAGAAGCCCTGGCCAAAAAACATGAAGGGGCTTTCTCATTGAATCGCGGTGCGCATAGGGTGTCCATCAGATTTCGAGGCAAGTCCGTCATATTAATAAAGCCAACTACTTTTATGAATCTATCGGGTAAATCCGTAAACCACTGGCTCCAAAAAGAAGCTGTGTGCCCAGAAAATTTATTAATTATTACTGATGATCTTGCCGTTTTCACTCGGGGGCTCGAGGTATAAGTACATTCCTGATGCTCCGCGCACCTTTCCTTTTAACCAAAAATTATCCACTTGATCCTGAAGATCCTGAAGTACCTGACGATGGAGACTATACAACAATCGTATTTAGTGTGTATGTGAAATTAGTAAAAAAAGGGTCTTCTCCTTCAGGGGGCACATCATCAGCGAAACCCACAACCAAAAATGTATCGCAGGCAGTAAAGGGGTCTTCAAGCTCAAAAACTTGCTCAAAACAAACTGTTCCATTCGCATTAAAAGGAGTCGTCTTACTTCCTAAAAGAGTTAGTGGTATAGTGTCCCCGCTGATGGCTAAATCAGCACAGGTGAAAAAAAACAAAACCGATTCAAATGTATTTTCGCCCGTGGCACCAGCATTATACGCATTTCCACACAAAGTTATTGTAGATCCGGCCGGCAAATCTCTCGGAATGGGCACACCGCGGTTAGAATATGCTACTACGAGCTCGGGAGATGATGGATCGATTGACGTGTCCCACTGGCCCCCGTTCCAGCCATAGTCTCTCGATCCTATGTATACATATGAAGGATCCACCATCTGATAACGACCTGAGTTTGATGCAACTAAATTATATTCGGTTCCACCAGATCCAGAAGTACCTGAAGTACCGTCTGTTCCTGATGTTCCAGAAGAACCTGAAGATCCACTTGATCCAGAAGATCCACTTGTTCCAGAAGAACCTGAATATCCACTTGATCCAGAAGTACCTGAAGATCCAGAAGTACCTGAACTACCGCTAGTTGTGGCAGAGCCGCCTCCTGCTGATGCTGGATATAGAAAAGAAGCAATGTTTGTGTCTATCTTGATGTATACTGGTATGGGGCTAGTTAAGGGTTCTGTCGGTGTTACATAAGAAGGTGACGCCGTTGAGTCATAATATAGCACGTCTCCGGGATTACCAGGTAGGGAAAAATCAGTCTTTATTATTTTACCGAAAGGTCTAACTGTCATGTTTCCATCCTCTGGCTCGTTTACAGAAGAAACTATACCAAATGCCTTCTTCACCTCAGCGACGTTGTTTTCGTCAACCGATAAGAAGACATAATCTAGACCAGAAGGACCTATATAGACCAACTGACCTACACTGTATGATGAATATATTGGGTTGTTTGAATCAAAGTTATAGTGGCTTACTGCAAAGTTACGATATTGAAACCTAGCATATGCATCGTTTATCCAATAATCTATGTCCGGTAGGTTCGGAGACATTAGCTGCGCGGCAGACAAGACAGGTTCTCCTGTTTCAGAGATTGAGAACACGACTCCGTTTAGAACCTCTTGTGGATAATTGCTGCCATTGAACGTGTAGTCGCTGACTAAGTTATAAAGGTTGGTGTCTCTTAGGGTTACTTGCGCCTCTAGGGTTGAGTTTACCGTGATTGCAGTTATCTCAAAGGCAAGCCCAGACTGTTGGAGCATCCACATGCCGACTTCTAAGTCATTGGCGTTAAACTCAAAGTTAGGGTCCTCTGATGTGCTTAGCGGAATTATGTCTAGGATACAGTCAAACTCATAAGGAAAACCATCATATATGCTGGAAAGGTTACTGTAGTTTCTAGAGACTGTGACTGATCCGCCCCTTACGGAGGCAACCATTGTAACAGGTAGTCTAGGAATTTGTGCCATATCTTGTTTCTTTTCTTTTTAGTTTTTATATGAATATAGTGTTGTCTGAGAACTGCCAAGTCAAATAAAGGTGATATCCTGCACCAGAATTTACTCCGGTAAAGGTAGGAGAAAGTCCAGTAATAATCAGTGTCGTAGTTGCTAGGTTCTGTTTAGCACTAGTGCCGGCTCCTCCAGTACCAGTAATGGCCTTAGTCACAAAGGTGTTCGATATGTTTTCTGCGTGAGTCACAAAGTTAATCGCCGCCCTTGCCTCTGGGTGAATTATGGTTATTTGGCTCGCGCTGTTCCTAGTAAAGGTCCAGCCTGCAGCGATCAATAGGTCGTTTCCGTCTGAGTCCTCAGCCGCTAAGAAAGGTGTTGCTGCGTCTATCGATCCGCTATTGAACAACAGTTTTACGACGTACGACTTCATTAAGCTCTGCCCTGCAGGACCGGTCGGACCTGCTGGTCCTTGTGCTCCTGTAGTACCGGCGGGTCCACTAGGTCCCGCTGGTCCAGGCGCGCCTGTAGAATAAGTAAGATCAAAGATCTGACCGTTTTCATCAGTATAATAAACGGTTTGAGTGGTTGGAGTATACGCAGTCTCATAACCTGGGAAACCTATCCAAACTATTCCCTGGTTTGCAGCTGGGTTTGGAGGAAAGGGTGGACTTCCTGGTAACTCAACAAGAGTCAGGTAGTTTGAGGTACTGCCCTCAGTCAGACTAACCCAGCCTTTAGTCTGGAGATATCCAATGAAGTCCTCTCCAAATTCAGGCCTTTGATTCTGAATTCCAGTATATATTATCTCCCCTGGAACTCCAATGTCTGGCCAATCTGGAAAATCTGTGAATCTCTGTCTCTTAGTTTCAGATACTTTAACTAATAATTCTTGACCTTCTAATTTACCTAAACTATTTACGGTAAGAGTTGGAATTCCATCAAGAGTCATTGACAGTTTATTAGTTACCTCCAATAATTCAAATGTGCCCTTGAATAAAGAAATAGAATTCTGAACCTCATTATAATTAATGTTATTTAAAAATTCTAAATTTCCTTCAGAAAAATTTTTAAAATTTAAATTGTTTACATCTATTATTGAAGTTAAGCTGGCGTTGCTAAGTTTTCTAATACTTTTAAGATTGGTGTACACCGACATTGATCGTCTCGTATTTTTTATTTATTTATTAGAAAAATTCTAGATTATTCACTCGGAGGGTAATCTGAATCGATCCAATCTCCTTTAATTATTGTGTTGCTACCTTTAAGTTTTTGATATGAACCGAATTGTCTAATTACGTTACCTTTATACATAGTAGATGAATCTTCAAAACTAGGATAATATGTTTCCATATCCATTGAAAATGAGATGTTTACATAAGTATCATCGGTATAAGTAAACGCATATTTTTTATCATTAGTAATTGACTCTGGAAAAGTTATTTGAGCAGGTATTCTAATGCCTCGATATTGAAAATAAAGAACCCTATTTTTATAATAGAAATCAAATATCTTCTCTGTTATTTTAAAGGCCTTATTTAAATTGTCAGTTTTAATTTTTGCGTCAAATTTTATACTCATAGGTAGACTCATTAATCTAGATGAATATGCCTTCATTACTTTTTGATCGTTTTCATTTCTCTCCTCCTGAGTAAATGTTCCTCGAACGAATTTATTAGTGATGTCTGAAGATTTAACCTGAAAACTAGATAGTGTGATTATTCCCCTAGGAACAATATCATAATTTGTTTCTGCGAATTGAGGATATTTACAATCATCTGGAATATCTATAAAGAAATCTCTCATAAATCCTTGAGTACCTGCAAAATTATAGAAGAAAGGAACCTCATGCTTCTCTATTTTTCCTTCTCTAACCATATCAATTACAATTTCTCGATTCAATAGATCCAAAAGTGCCAAGGTTGCGTTTCTCAAGAATATATCTTGGGTATTTTGATTTTCAATATTTTCATGATTTGATGATTTCATAGGTTATCTATTTTTTGCAATATAAGGAAGATTCAATTGAGGTTTACAATTATCTATTATTAATAGTTTAGATTCATCTTTTATGTATTGCTGACTCAATATAAAATCGTGATCCTCTTCTTTGATCATGGTATTAAAGAGTCTAATATTTGAAATTAATATATTAGAAGACGGAATATAGTATTTCTGTCCTACTAGATCAAATTCTTGTGGCTGGATGGATTCCTGCTGATTTAAAACTTCTATAAATTCATTGTGATTAATTATGTCGGCAGGATCCTCCTTTATTGAATATACATAGGTCCCAATCTGCTTGAATTCATTTGAAACTGAGACTACAATTGCGTGCCAGGTTCCAGATTTAAAATTATTTATGGAATATGATTTTTGAATTCCATTTATTTCAATTAATAGATTAAGGTCCCCTTCTGGCTCGGTTCCAATATATCTAATAAATTGTCCTGATATCTTTATTCCTTTCTGGGTTTCATTGTCCCATCCATTTATAAACTGTAGAATATCTGCATTTCCATTTACATTAAATAGAGCGGTAAAAGAAATATTACACAAGTCAGTTAAATTAAACTGCGGCTCCGCATTATAGATAACTGAAGGCTCTCTTACTTTAAATTTGACAACCGGATTCCCATTGGCATCGAATGTAGTCATAATCGGTCTCTGTTTCTTAAACGATAGGTCCGCATATGCCTCAATTCTAATATATCTACCTGAATCAGATTGGCCGATATGATTCGGTATAGTATCAATCGGTCCTCTAACTCGAATAAACTTTATATTATTACCACTTACATTCTTATCAGTTGTGATTAAAAAATTATTTCTCCAGGAAATAAATGGATCTGAATCTTGGTATGCCAGTACTACATTATAGCTGCCTTGATCTCCTTCATTCAGACTTGGAAGACTTACTATATTTACATCAGTTGATACCGTAGGGCTACCACTAGTTAAATTATAAGTAGCGTCCGTTTGACTAAGAGACTCTAAATCATAATAATTTTCAATCAAACTTGCATGATTAAATGTATATTTAAGAGGTCTTATTCTTAAATCCGGGTGAATTAAATTTCTAGAGGAATCAAATCTTCTACTAATTATTTGGTATTGATTTGGCATCGTGCCGTCTTTAATATCTGATTCAACTTCATCCTTAAATAAATCTTCAGCTGATTGAATGACGTTATCTAAGAAGTGACGAGTGTCATCTGTCAATAACATATCAATATTCGGATTATATTTTTTAAGACTCACTTTCCAAAATACCGAAGTCATCATAATAGAAGACCTGTTTAAATAACTTCCCTGTACCTCATACATTCGATTTAAGAGCGGAAAATATAGAAAATCCCTGTGTCTAGGATAGGATCCTTTTCCAAAAATAGATTGAAAGTATCTATTGTCTACGTGAATCTCAAAAGGCAATTGAAAATCTAATTCAAATTCAGAGAATTTA